AACCCGCGCTTCCTCCAGCTTGAGATATTTTCCGACAGATGGCGGGGCTTCTACCGGGGCTTTCATCCCGGCTTTTTCCGAGATGAGCCGGGTTGCCACTGGAACCTTAACGTCTTCAATTCCGAGAAAGTTTTTCCAAGCCTTGCTGTTCTTGAACATCTTCGCCTCGGCAGAGGTGAAAGTGGTCTTGGCCCCTTTCTTGACTAAAACCCCCGGCTTCATTTCGCCGTTGATGAACTTCACCATCTCCACTTCCGCTGGAGTGCCTTGGTTTTTGTTCACCCGGCTGAATATGACGCGAAGCTGTGGGCCGGTGTATTCGGTTTTAATCTGGTGCGCTAAAAGTTTTTTTAATTCGGGTTGCAGTGTCTTTTGGTGGAGCGCCTTGATTTTCGCACCACCCCCTTGGGTAGCATGGCGTCCAGCCTTGTATGCGAAAAATGCTTGCAACACTCCACCCGTCAGGGCTTCCGCTGCGGCTTGCGTGTCGCCCGCTTCAACCGCGTCATCAAAAGCCTTCTTTACGTCTGGAAGACCCGACGCCATGTGAACGCTAAACCCGCCAGCCAAGATTTTGCCTAACAACGGCGCACCGCCAGAGGCCACCGCAGCCATCGCCACCAGTGGATTTGTGAGTTGTTCCGTCGCACCAAGTATGGCGCGCTGCGTCCCAGCAATCCCCTTCGCCCATTCTTCCGACACTCCAAATTCCTCTAGGTCTTTGGCGTCAATGCCGACTTTCTCTTTGAGGTCGCCTATGAGGGGGGTGTTGAAAAGTCCCTGCTTGGTGAACTTGTCGGCAAGCGGCTTGTACATTATTCCCCGCTGCTGGGTAACTGGGTCAGTCCACATAACGCCTTCCTCCGCAATCTGCCGCTCTGACGGGCCAATGAACGGAGTCAGTTCTTTTCTAAACCAATGCTTGAATTCACCCCACTTGGAAGGTGGAGGCGCGGCATTCCACGCCCCGTACTTTTCAACGTCTTTTTCCAGTTGTGTTTCGGTGGGCGCGGCCTCGCCGTCCTCGGACTGCTCGTAAGTTAAGTACGAATCATCTTTAGGCGGGTCTTCGTAGGTTAAGTACGAATCATCTTTAGGCGGGTCTTCGTAGGTTAAGTATGATTCTTCAGCCATCGCTATTCCCCAACTTCACCAAGGACTTTGTTGCCGTCTTTTTTCGCCCGCTCAAGGTTACTTTCCGCAACAATGGCGGTTCTTCCATCTGGAGTCTGAACCCTGTATTTTTTCTCTGACGAAGCTGGAACCCCCGCTCTAGTCGTTGTTGCCGATGTCGATGAGTCTGGCCCGTATTTGTCTATCAATTCCTTGTCGTATTCTTTATACGCATCTATCTGGTCTTGGATAGGTGTTGGTGCATCTTCCTTCTTCCCTTTGTTTTGGAGTTCAGCCGCATACGATATGCTAGACATAATCTCTGCAATGGATTCCTTGATTCTTGTTCGGAGTTGTTCCATCTTGTCAGGTTGCATCCGAAGTTTGCCATCCACGTTATCCAGCTTGACGATGGTGTTGCCGTAGGTGAGAACCTTTTGTCCGTCATAGTCGTGGAGTTCTGGCTTGCCTAACTCTTTAACCGCCGCATCCGAAGCTGCCTTTATCTTCGTATCAATCCACGGGCGAATTGTTTCTGGATCGAAGTCTCCCTTCAACATCTCTTGCACTTCTTTACCAATTGAACTGTTGTCAGTTTCCCACAGCTTTCTCAAGGCGGTTTGGTTTTGTTCAAGAGTTTTACCGGCTTGTTCATCCGCATTCAGTGCGTCTAGCCGCTCGGTGAATTGCTTGTTTTCAAGCAGTGCGTTTTTGGCTTTGCCAATGCCTATAAGCCCGTCGTTATACAGGATGTCAGCAATTTGTTTTTCACTAGCCAAGACATTTCTATCGTCTGCGGTGGCTTTGTCGGAGATTATTTTTGCCTCCGTTGCAGCCACTTCGCGCTCCTTTAGGCCGTAAAGTTTTTCTTGCAGTGTGTAGTCTTGCTGCTTCTGCATCTCATTTCGATCCGTCTGCATCGAGGACACAAGCCCCTTCAACTCACCCATCGACATATCCGAAGCGTCGCGCACTTTCTCCCCATATTGAGACAAGTATTCTGACTTGATTGGATCAACCTCCTCGTCCTCGGCTGGAAGTTGCCGCGCATATTCGTTAAGGGCTGTTTCCTCCAGTATGTCGCGGGTTTCCTTGTTCTGCCGGTACTTCTCCAGTCCCTCGGATAACCCCTTAATGCCCTTCGCATACTCATCCCCAATGCTGCCCATCATCTGGACAATGCCGGGGGCTATCGCTGGGCCGTTTCGCCCTTTGTATTTACTAAAATATTCAGCCATTTTGTTCTCCTAAATTTGTTCGTGGTTTTCTGTGTGGTGGTCGGTGTAGGACAAAACCCTAAACATCCGACTAATGAACCTCAAATGTGTCCAACCCCCAACTATGTATGCGACTGCGTAAGCCATTTCGTTGCCAGCAAATCGCATAAAATCTGCCCACTTACGTTTCCATTCGGTGTCGGACTTCTCCCACTCAACCGAGTCTGCATACATATTTGTTACGAGCGTTACCACCATGCTTAATCTGTCTTCGTGTTTCCTGTAAAAGGGATTTGCGTAGAGTTCGTGGAGCCGAATAAAACACTCAATGGTTTTCTCCTTCGACCCCACATCTTCATCCACGATGTCATCAATTTGATGAACTGTTTCGTGCCATTGACAGAGAAATGTGTAGGCAGATTCATCATGCAGACACACCTCCCGATATAGGTTGGATAGTTCTGTCGGTAAATTCGATGTCGTGAGCAATTGTGGTGGGGGAATCATTCCACTTTTCGTAGGTTAAGAATATGCTGGAGCGTTGGATTTGCGCCCCATGAGCTACTCCCACTGGAATTCTCAACGTGGAGCCGAGATGAGTCAAGGTCTTCCGTTTGGTTCCAGTTGGCGCACTCCAAAACACCATCTTGCCGAATATAAAAAACAACCGAACGACTGCGTGATTATGTATGTGATCCTCCACAACTTCACCCGCTGGAAACCACCACAGTTCCAGTTGACGATTGCCCCAACGAAATAAGCGTAGGCCGCGACCGCGACCATTCTTTTTCGAGGCTCCTGTGTGGAGGAATTTAATCATTACATTTTACCACCGCCGCCAGCCGCCGAACCCATCGCTTGCATTCCAGCACCAATCATTGATGCCCGGTTTTTCGCGCTTGCCGTTCGAGCCGCCATTTCGCCTTGATAATTCTGGTTATAAATGTCGCCAGCATATTGCGATTCTGGACTAAACATTGCGCCGGGATTAAAGCCTCCAGCTTGACCAACCACGCCCCCAGACATCATTGGGTTCATGGAACTTGGCCTACCCAAAACCGCCATAAATGGATCGGCTTGAGTCGCCTGATTCATGCCAACCATTGATTGGGCGAAACCCTGTCGTTGCTGCCGCTTTTGTTCGCTGCCCTGCAAGTTCGCCCACGACTCAATGGCGGCATCATTTATTCCGTAACCAAACCCACGGGCGGCTTGTGCGCCACGGGCCGATTGGTTAATGGTTCGCCGCTCGCCAGCATTTAGTTGTCCGCCCAGTTGGAGGTCGCCCATTGCTTGGGCATTTAGCTCCTTTAATAGTGCGGCCTGTTCTGGATTGGCGGCGTCCAGTGCTTCCCTCGCTCGGCCTCCATATTTTTCAATCGCCTCAATGTCGCCTCCCCGCTGGAGATCAAGCTGCTCACGATCCATTGTGCCAAGCCGACGCTGCGAGGACTCATACAAGTCCAGCAGTTGTGGAGTCATCTGGTTGGCGATGTCCATGTCTAGCTGGGCGTATTTGCCGCGCCACGCTTCCTCCGCGCCATACAATTGTGGAGCCATATCCACTTGTGCTTGGAGGGTCGATTTCATTTCCTCCCCATATTTTCTTGGGGGCGGGGCTGCTACTCTAGTTCCCATATTTATTTACCTTTCGTTCGTAAGTTGTCCATTTATAAATTTTCAATTGCGACCCGCGCCTGTGCCAAGCGACGTATTCCAGCTTGAATGGGGCGACTTCCAAGAATCGCTTGAGCGCAGCTTTTCCTGACCCAAGCCAAACAAACCAAGTGTTGCATTCGTCCGCTGGATAAGTGGTTTGGCGAGTGCATTCTTCAGCAACTTTATCCTTCGGCATTGGCCGACCCATGATGAACGCATCATCGCCAGACCAAACGTAGGCGTTGTGTAGATGCCAGACCAGATCGCTCTCGAAAGTGTTTGTGGAGTTTGGTTCATAGGTTGCTTTTGCTTGCTGGATTGGGGTCATCCAATAACGGTTAGTTTATACACATCCCCTGTTGATACACCCGCCCCCGAAGCGATGCCTAGTTTAATAGTGTCATCGTCCACACTAACTACCGTAATAAGCGCATCCAAATCAACAAACCCATTCGCTCCGGGTTCTGCGATTGACCCACTTACATCAATAATGGATAACGTGATAAATGCTGTTCCACGACTGTGGGTTACCGTAGCTACTTCCGCTGCCCCAGACCCAGTAAAAGTAACGTGCGCCCCGTCATCCGTTCCCCATGTAATTGTCCGAGTGTATTTATGGGCGGAGAACCCGTTGGATAGTGTGGCGTAAAACGAAACCAGATATGAAATTATCTTGGACGCACTCCACACATCGGTGGTTAATGCGCTGGCATCGTCAATCGTTGGGGTGAACGTGCTGGGGAGGTCGTCTAAGTCATTAAACGAAATGTCCGAGCTATCCAGCATTGAGCCGTCAATGTAACCATCTGCTGCTAGCTTAATCAGTTTTCCAGCCGACCCCGCTCCTGCGCTAGCATTTAAGACTCCGGTAATCGTCCCTATTGCGTGATTGTGGGAGTCGTCATCCACCGTGCAATCAATTGATGTTGTCCCTGACCCGCTAACATCTCCGCCCAACGTGATCGTCTCATTCGCGGTGGTGTCGGGCGGGGTTCCCCACGAAGCATCGTGCTTTAGGAACTGCCCCGCGCTACCCGCCGCTGGAACCAATCCGCTGTTTCCTGCTGAATAGGTTGTGTTGGTGTAATTAGATGCGTGGACTGTTCCTGCACTTGCCCCAGTCCAATCAATATGCTCGTTGGTTTCAAAGTTAGTCAGTGCATCATGGTCAAAGTCGCTGCTTGCGTATGTGGTGTTGGTGTCGGTGTTGGTATCCACGGGAGTTCCCCATGTTCCATCTTTTCGCAAATAGGTGTCGCTGTGTGTGACACTTCCAGCGGGGACAAATCCAGTGGCGTAGCTATTCCCACTATCCATCGCATCATGGGCGTGGCCCGTCCCTGATTTAGCCGCCAATGAAACGTCTAGCTCGGTTTCAGTATAGTACCTGTCATCGTGGGTGTGGCCACTGGCAGAATATGTGGTCGTATCAATCGTGTGGGAGTTGTCGGCATCTCGCTTAACGAATCCGAATGTGGTTGTGTCCGCACCGTGCAAGGCGTCATCCACGCTGGTCGCCGTGACGGTGGCGTCTGATCCATTCGTGCCGTTGGTTCCGTTTGTGCCGTTGGTTCCGTTTGTGCCATCGGTGCCATCGGTGCCATCGGTGCCATCGGTGCCATCGGTGCCATCGGTTCCGGCATCTCCTTGGAGTCCATTTGTTCCATTGGTTCCATTGGTTCCGTTGGTTCCGGCATCTCCTTGGAGTCCATTGGTTCCGTTGGTTCCATTGGTTCCGTTGGTTCCATTGGTTCCGGCATCTCCTTGGAGTCCATTTGTTCCATTGGTTCCATCCGATCCAGCCGTGCCTGCGGCTCCGGTGGTTCCAGTTGCCCCCTGTGATCCAGTCGCACCACTAGCTCCAGCCGGGCCTTGTGCAACGGTGTCGCCGCTGGAAGTTGTTACGAGATTACCCGGCCTGAATTTACCATCCGTTCCAGCAATCAACACCTGACCCGAAGTGGCTGGAGCCAACTTGGTTGGGTTGATCTTCGCCTCCTTACTGATTTTACCATCAGTAATTGAGAGGGGCGATATGTCGGAGCGGTCTGGCATTATTCGCTAACGAGGGCCACTACTTTCCATTTACTAGGAACTATATGAGTTAGGTTGAAGCTCGCATCGGCGGCTTGACTCGCGGCAACGGTGCGTTTATCGGAAAATCTCAATGAGTAGTTGACCGAAAGATAAACATTAGTACCATCCGCGTAACACGAAGCCGTGTAGCCCGCGCCTCCATACCCACTCCCCGGAATAAGAAGTCTATCCCCAGAAGCGTACCCCTTATCGGCAGCCGTCGCTTCTAGGTACACATTAAAGTCCGAGGGTATAGCCCCGAATTCGTGCGCTCCAACAAAAGTTCTGTCGTGGCCCAAGTTAGTACTGAAATCTGTTTCTACCCCAAATGCCGCTAGTGAACTTGGCCCAAGAAGAGTTATCTTCTTATGCAAGACTCTGAACGAAGGCGTCGAAGTCGTGTTAGTAGTCAGCACGGAACTATCCACATCCGTGGAAGCCAGAACCGAAGCCACTCCAGACCCATTATAAACAATAATCCCCGGCGTGGCGGTTCCAGCAACAAGGTTTTTAGCCAGTTTTACCACCTTGATAGCATAGTCTTTCAGGGTCAACAAAACCCCGGTTGTCTGGGCAGAATCAACTGGAGCGGTTAATCCAATCGCAACGTGACTCTTCGGCTGGTTAAGCGTGGTGTCCCCATCTTCCTCGTCATCGGGTTCATGGCCGAGACTTAACAGGTCATTTCCATCTCCAATAAGTATTTTACTGGCAGTATTAGCCACGAAAGTCTCTGGAATAATTGTGTCGGTTTCTGCGGTATCCCCGGTCTTTATTAAAGTCCCTCTTTTTAGCGTGTCGTAACCCACCAACTTGGGAAGAGTGACGGCGTTGTCCACAATCTTCGCCGTGGTCACGGCATCGTCTTGGATGTGGTTCGTGGTAACTGCCCGGTCTGTATCCACGGATGCCGAACTCTTCAGTTCCGTCCCCGTCACCGAACCAGCCGCCAACTCACTCGTCCCAACAGAACCAGTAACGGCCACTGTCGGAACGGCTCCTGCGTTTAGCGCGGCTCGCGTCACGTTGCCGCTTGAAAAATCATGTCCCTTCTGGACGGTTACTGTTAAGCTCATATCGTTTTAGTTATTAAATTCTGACCGGGCAATGCGCCCACTTTGGCGGCCACCAACTCGGCTCGACCATTCGTGTTCGCCACCTTCAATTGTACATAGCGGCCTTCGCCCCGGTAACGGTAGCGGTTTTGAGATTGTTGGTGGAGGTCGGGGTCGAATCCCGTTTCTCCAGTTAGTGGCAGCGCAATGTCCACCCCATTAACTTCTCCCACCGCCAAGTCCTCCACCGGCTTCAACAGCTTCACACTGTAGTCTTGCCGATACTTCGTCAGGAAATCATCATCCACCATCGACTCCACATAGTCGGCCTTGTCGAAGGGTTTATCGTAGGTTGTTCGGCTTAAAGTCTGGCCTCCCACTGGCGTTAGCTCCAGATTGTCTTCCTCTGGCCCATCGAACTGGACACTAACTGTGAAATTGGAATCGTTAGTCGCCAAATGAACGTCTGCGCTTTGCCATTTCTTGAAGCCAACATCTCCAGCCGTGTAGCCGCGAGTTATTATCTCGTCGCTAATTTGCTCGATCTTGGTGTTCCCGAAATCTGCATGGGTGGAATCCGTGGACTTCGGCAACTCATCCACAAACCCGCACTCCGTAAGCGCATCATCATAGAGGTTGATGAAGCCGTCTGTGTCGAGGAAGAATAGTCGGCGTTTGCCTTGGTGGGTGGTTTCCAGAAATGACTTAACCTTGATTGCCGTGCCGGTGTCGTACCCGGCCCATCCGCCAGCCAAGTAATCGAAAACCAAAATTGCATTATTATCGCTCGACCCGTCCAGCGGAACGGCCATGTAGAGGCGATTGTTGTGGTAGGCGGCGGCGGCTCCGCTCGCGGCATTCCAGTTGATCCGATCAATGAGCGGCTGGATAGGCTCGGACATCGGAATATCCACCGCACTTACCTTACCATTCTGCGCCACACCCAAACTGGTCACGCCCTTCTTGCTCGACAGGAACACAACATCATCCCCAACCTGAACAATGGAGTTCTTGCTAACCGCACCATACTCACGGGTGACTTCATCCAGCGTGATGTCGGACATACTCCCGTAAATGTTGTACACCATGTAGATGCTGTTTGTTTTAAAACAAGCGATGGTGGAGCTATTGATTCGTACCAAGGCGACCAGTTCGTCTTCACTCCCCTGATTGATTCGGAAGTTCGACATGACCGGCGAATACCGGGTGTAGTTTAGGAAATCACTCGCGGCCACCAAATCCTTGGAATGTGGGATCAACAATCTGTTCGCGAAGAATAGCCCCGTGGATGCGTTTGGGATTTGCTCTGTGCCATCGTCCTCGTTCTCGTCGATTGTTAAATCCGTATCTGTTTGACTGATGGACACAAACCCAATGTCGATCCGAGCCATTGCGAGTGGCTCCAGTGCGTCCCCTCTAAACATGATTACGTTGTTGAAGCACTGGACGAACTCTACGTCCGTGCCAATGGCGGAAACTCCAGCGAGTTTGGTCGAGGGGTTGCCTTCCTTCGTCGCATACACCCCGTCAGCGGCGGCCACCAAAACATATTCGGTGGAGGCTGGGTCGCGGAAGATTCCAGTGCCATATACGGTTCCGTAGCCGTAGGTGCGGTGGCCGAGGCTTTCCCAATACGCTAGGGCAACAGTGTCTTGCGTGGAGGATGTGGTTAGTGGGGGCTGTTCCAGTGCGCCGGTTTCGTCGTCCGCCAAATCCGCCACGGAGAGAGTTCCACTTATGGTGGTGGCCGTCGCCGAAGCCGTTGCGTTAACTAGCAGTTTACCCCCGCCAGTTGAAAAAGTTACAATGTCCCCAAAATAAACTGCGTGTGGGATTGCATCTACCGCCACACTCTGAACGGCTGTGTTTACTGTGTGCGCCCCGTTCACGACAAACGAAAGGCTCTTCCTTTTATAAAATGGGCCAAGCGTGTTTTCCTGACTAATCGGGCCACCCGCTTGCCAAGAATCTGTTCCAAGCGTTATCGTGGCACTTAACGCCACCCGCTCTGGAGTTGCCCCCTCTATGATGGAGACAGTATCCACACTTCCAGCGAAATCGGCAGTTGCCTGGAGGTACACGCGGTTTGGGTTCTGCCCTTTTGAGGTGACGTTTATGGTGTATTCCTGACCCCCAACTGTCCCGGCATATTGGCCCTTCACTGGGTCTGCGCCGGACGTAGTATATCCAGTGGGCGACCCCGTGGAAGTCCCATAGCCCGATTGGCCAACTAACACTTTAATGTGGCCCGTCGCCGGAGTCGCGTTTGTGACTGTGAGAGTGATGGTGTAATCACCACCAAGAACAGCACTCATGTCTTGGTATAAATTGTCTAGGCCGGAGGAAGCCGCGTGAACCGCTTCTCCACCAGTGATTCCCCAGCCGGGATCGAGGGTGGTTATCCAAGAGGCCGCGCTGGCGAAGTCCCCATTTAACAGAATAGCATTCGTGGATGAAGAGGATAAAACCCCAGTGCCTCCATCGACTTGTGCCTCGGTGGTTCCAGTCACTACTGCCGCACGGCCACTATAAGTAACAATGCTGCCAGCGGAGTAGGTTTGCTCCAGCCAAGCATCCGCCGCCTTATTAGACCACGGCATCTTCTTAATACCGGGCCTTGTGGATGCCTTACCATTCACGAACCGCTTGTTCTTGGCAGACGCACAGAACCCCGCCTTCAGTTGGCCGGGGTCGAGGCGCATATTCACCCCTATGAAGTGGGTGTCGCCATCTATAATTGGATCGTTTGCTGGCATCAGTTTCGCTCTAGCTCATACTCCAATTTGGCCACCGCCTCCAGTGCTGCTCGCGTCCACTTCGGTGCTGATTGTGCTGCCCTCTGGAATTGCGGGTGATCGGTCAGGGTCTTCACTCCATTCATTTGTCTCGGAGTGGAGCAACCCGCCGTGAGCAGACCGCATAGCAGCATCAATGTGAGACAGCTTCGCCTCAAGCCGGTCATTCGCCTGTGCTTCCCGTATGCCATCAGTTATCTTCAAAAAAAGCCGCTCCAGTGATGGGACGGCTTTTAACAACGCGATAATTGCGCTGATGAGTCCCATTTACTCGGCGGCCTTTTCTGGTGCTGCCTTCGCGGCATCTTCGCTCTTCTTAACGCCAATCCGCAGGAACACCGCAAGCCCACTGGTCACGATCAGTTGCAGCATCTCTGCCATCTCCAGTTCGCCCGTGAAGTAACCACCAATCGCGGCAACTATTGCGGCAACTGCCGTCCATACTGTTTTACTTTTTAACATTAGTCTGCCTTACGTTCGTTTCTCTCTACCGCACCCAACTTAACCTCTACCGTGTTGGTTCCAGCTTTCATCGTCAAAGACGGGAATGGAACATCGATGGAGAGGTAAGGGATTTTGAGGTTGATGCCTTCTGGCGATACTTTCGCATCTGGCAACACTCCAGCTTTTCCTCCAATACAGATGGATGGAATTGGCCAAGTAAGCGTTTGCCCGAACAGGGTCACAGATGGTTTCGGCTTGAGGGCCGCACCAAACAGGTCACCAGCACTGGCAGTCACCGCAGTTAGCAGTAATGCCCCAATAATAGTTAGTCGTTTCATCTTTTTAGTAGCTGTCGAATCTTCAAAATTATGTATACCAAGCTCGCCGCACTAATGCCGACCTTCAGAATCAAATCCACATCCACTAACCAGTTTCCAATTCCCGCTACGGATGCGAGAACGACCTTAAAATCTTCCAAATCCAGCCAACTCATTTCGGTGTGCCTTCGTATTCAATGTCTATAAACGGTGTGTCGATGGCCGTGTCCGATCCCACTCATCAATTCAAATCCGCATCAACCGCATCCCACGCGGCTTGGTATGCTGCATAATCTGGATTCACAATCGTCTCGCCTTTTACAACCGTAACCACTTCGCGAGTCTCGCCGCTATCGTTGCCCTCTTCATCTAGAATTGGCTCGGTCGTTGTCTCGGTCTTGGGCAGCGTTTCGGTCTGCACTCCCAACCGGCGCACCGTCAACAGGTTGTTCGCTCCCACACTCGCAGCCGCAATGGTGGCTTGTGCCTCATCGTAAGCGGCCCACGCTGGATGTGCTGAAGTTGTTTCTTCGCCTTCCATATCGGATGACGTAACGGTTTTTGGTGTATCCTCATCTGGTGCGTTGATGCGTGATGCAGACTCGACCGCATCCACCTCGGCCAATGCCGTGCGAATCGTTGCGTTGCTGGCTGTGGTAGCGTCTAGCGTTGCCTGTTCAACGTCAGCGGTTGCGTGTGCGTCAACGGCACAAATACATTGCCCGCTGGAATCGACAGACCATTGGCGCAGAAAAGCACCGCCCTTGTATGTGTCTTCAATATCACTCGCTCTTATCATCTGTTAAACTTTCTTTTAGTGAATCCATAAAATGATTTCGGCTAACTTGCGACTGCTCCAAACCCATTCCTAACTGCTCCAGCTTTCGGTTGAGGTAAGCAACGTGATTCACAAGGCGCACCTGTTCTGGTGACAAGTCAGCAACCTTGTGTTCTGTGCCGTCAATCGTGACTGTTTGCTCGTCGCTCATTCGCCTTCCGCTGCCGGTGCTGCCGCTACTGGTTCCGCTGCCGCTTGTGCTGCAACGTATGCCGCCACAACTTCCGTTGTCCAGACTGCCGCCGCGACTGCTTGGATTTTCGCATCCTCGCCAGTTACGTCATCGCCGGGGGATAAAACTTTGCGGTGGAATGAGCGGTTCAATTCAACGCCATCGTCCAGCACTATAGTATCGCTGCGGATGCCCAGACTGCCGTTTTCGCCAACTTCGATTTGGCCCGTTACTGTTGTTTTTTCTAATGCCATATTGTTCTTAAATTGTTAGACGAAGTACGTTGCGGAGAAGTGTAAATTTGCCCCAGTCGAGTTAGCGAAGTTTGCCCCGGACCAACTGGCACTTGCGTTATTGTAAAGAAAATCAATTCTATCCGAGGATTCTATAACTACACCTATTGGGGAGCCTGTCGGCAATAAGTTAATAAACCCAATCGAGCTTGTCATTGACCTAGTATTTCCGACAGTAAACGGCAGCCCCGTTATAGCGTTCAAAGTCCCCGTTATACCCGACAACACGCCACTCATTACTGAAACTGTCACAGTAACCTTGTTGCCGACTCGCGTGTATTTCCCGACAAGATTTGTGCAACTCCCCCCAGCTATAACAGGAGTCCAAATGCCAACCTCGTACGAATCGAGCTTATACCCCGTGCCGGTTCCGCTGCCAGTTGTCGCCGACTGAAACGCAATCCCGTTCGCGAAGGTCGCGAGGCCCGCGCTGTCGATTCGCATCCGTTCAGTCGGCGCACTTGCACCGTCTGCGGTAGTGCTAAACACTATCCGTCCCGGCATATCATTCGTGCCGGGTACTCCATCAACTTGAAAATCAACCTCGGCTATTCTGTGGTAATTCGCCCCATCGAAACCTTTCGGCTGAATTTCTAAAACTGTATCACCATTTACAACTACACCGGGACTAGCAGATGAACCTCGGCTGTAAAGTGCAGAGAACAAGTTTTGGCCTACATCACCTCGGTGCGCTTGCATCCGAAATTCATTTGGGCCGCCACTTACAAGCGTATGAAGGCGTGCTGCTGGCGTCACGCCCAGCCCCAAGTTGCCCGCGTTGTCTACGTTAACCTTTATAACACCACTCTGGTGTAAAGTTAGCAACGCGCCGGTACCAGTAGTGTTCGCCCAGATTAGCGGTGTGTTGAGTGTGCTGTTTACGACGAGATCGGCATTTACTGTTGTAGTGCTGCTCGCCGTAACTGCGCCGGTTACTGCTAGGCCGGTGGCAGATGTTTCTAGTTTTATAGCATTGTCATAGTATAGCTTAACCGAACCGTTCTGGGTCGCCCTAAACAAAGTTTCTGTACCA